GGTTATTCAATATTTAAATAAAAATATTTGTTTGGTGGTTTTTTATGCGTGAACAGAAAACCCCGCAGCCTCCAAACTCGTTAATCAAACCTATAAATAGTGATTCTGAAAATACCTGAAAAGTAAAATTAGTAAATTGGAGGCAGAACATGGCAAGAACTGGATTAACACAGGGTCCAAGGGCTCATAGACTGATTAAAAGCGACTTTGAACCCCTTAAGTTGGACCTGACCTTAGAAGAGGCTGTAAAGGCTTCTATATCGTCTGCAACATGGCTTGAGGATGCAGACTTAGGAGCAGCACAACAGGCTGTTTTATTGGCTCAAACAATGGACCAAATGCCTGATAGAAGGCACCAATTGGCTCCCATTCTTATTGGATTATTGAGCAATTTAGGGCTTATGAATAACAGGAGAACTGATTTATCTATCACTCCACAGGAAATGCTTGCTCAGATTGCTAATGGGGCTTAATGGATTGGATTCCCACACACTACTCACAACCTCTATCTGAAGAGTTTCCTACAGATGGGGACAAGTTAATAAATGTAGTAGAAAAGATTTGGAAACTACCTGAGAAGCACAATGCAAACCTTGTTTTAACAGATTGGCAGAAGTGGTTGGTACGCAGGGTATTGGAAAGATACCCAGATGACCATGAAGACCCAGAATTGGCAGGAAGACTTAGATACAAACAGGTCTGTATCTCAATGCCTCGTAAGAATGGTAAATCTTTAATAGGAGCCCTATTTGCTCTCTATGGAATGCTCCTTCATGAACCAGCACCTGAAGTTATTTCAGTTGCATCATCTGCAGACCAAGCAAAGATTGTATATAGAAGACTTTTACACCAAACTCAAACATCAGAGATTCTTAAATCCCTATTCTCTCGTTCAACTGAGCATAGAGGTCTATGGACTTCTGATGGCACAGGTGTTTACAAGGTTATTGCTGCTAAAGCAGGAACTGCTCAGGGTCTTCACCCATCCCTTGTTGTATTTGATGAGTTGCATGTGGCTAATGAAGATGTATGGACTGCAATGGCACTTGGTTCTGCTACTCGTCCTGATGGAATTGTTATTGGCATTACTACAGCAGGAGATGACACCTCTGAACTGCTCAAGAAACTCTATGAACGAGGGGCAAAGGCTGTAGATGAAGACCCTGCATTTGAGAGATTTGGATTCTTCTGTTGGGAGGCTCCTCAAGGATGTGAAGTCTTTGATGAAGAGGCTGTAAGAAGAGCCAATCCAAACCTTGCTTCAGGGCTGCTCTCTTGGGCTTCAGTTAAGAACGAATTGGCAACAATGCCTGAAGCAGATGCTCGTAGATATCGCCTAAACCAATTTGTTTCCAGCATGAATGCGTGGCTTCCTGTGGGTACATGGCAAAACCTTCCATATGGCAGACCAACCAAGGTTCAAGTATTTGCAGTAGATAGAACTCCTGCTTGGGACCATGCCTCAATAGTTGCAGCCACATTAGAAGATGGGGACATAGTTTCTACTGAATTAGTTGCGTCTTTTAATAATACAAACATTGATGAATTAACAAGGGAATGCATCAGATTATCTAAATATGGTGCTCCATTTATTGTTGATTCATATATTTCTTCAGACCTTGCACAAGCACTGCAACAGCGTGGAATTAGAGTGCATAAGGCTACTCATAAGGACCTAATCAATGGGTCAAACAACGCTTATCGTAGAATTATGAGGAAGACATTAATTCATCCTCAAGATGAAATTGTCTCTGTTCAAATGCAGAGGGCAGTGCGTAAGAATGTTGGAGAGTCTTGGAAAATAACAAGAAAAGACTCCGCTACTGACATAGATGCTGCATTAGCAACAGTTTTAGCCATTTGGTTTGTTGATACACAAATACAACCAACGCAGATGGTGTTTTAGAGGAGAACTATGGGATTTATAGATAGGATTTTTGGCAGGGAAGTAATTGAGTATGTAGATGCATATGTTCCAGAAGAGCGTTCAGCCTTCATCCCTACAAGACAGCCATTTGCAGTAAATGAAATTTCAGCACTTAAGTTAATTCCTGTTACAAGATGTATATCTGTCTTGGAAACAGCATGTATGCAGATTCCAGTAGATGTAATGCGTGGAATTGATAAGTTGGATTCACCATCATGGTTAGTTACACCTGATGTAGAAAACAATGTCACTCAAGCAGAGTTCATTGGTCAGACAGTTGTATCAATGGCTATTTATGGCAATGCATATTGGAAGATTTACAAAGGACAGCGTGGAGTCTCCAATTTAGAACTTATTCCTGCTAACTGGGTCAATATTGAACAGGACACAAAGGGAAACCTCACCTATTCAATTAATGGCGTAAAACAAGCAAAAGACAGCATCAAGCATTTGAAGTTATGGACAATTCCTGGGGATATATATGGACAGGGACCATTACAGAGACACCAATCAATTATTCAGGCTGCAGTTGATTTACAGAACTATGCAGATAACTGGTTCAAAACAGCAGCAGTTCCAACAGGAACATTAACCACATCAGAATTTCTTTCTGCTGATATTGCCCTTGCAAACAAGAAGGCATTTATTGAGTCTCAGCAAGAAAGAAGTGTTGCTGTTCTTTCATCAGGTTTGCAGTACAACTCAATTGCACTCAACCCTGAAGAGGCACAGTTCTTGGCTAACCAGCAGTTTGTCACTCGTCAGATAGCAAACATGTTTGGGGTTCCAAGTATGTATTTAGGTCTTGCAGTTGAAGGTTCAGGGCTTACTTACACAAATGGAAATGAGGATAGGCAGAAACTCTATGAGGATGGACTACAGCAATACATAGTCCGTATCTCACAAGCACTAACTGACTTGCTACCAAGAGGTCAAAAGGCTGAATTCAATATGACTGGGTTCTTGAGACCTAATGTATTAAATAGATATCAGTCCTATGGAATTGGACTTGATAAGAGATTCTTAACAGTAGATGAAGTTAGAGAAGCAGAGGGTCTTCCAAAAATAAAGATGCCTGACCCTGTGCAACCAGCAGTACAAAACAATCCTCAGCAGAATTCACAAAATGATGTGAACCAACCTGCCATTTAAAATGAGGATATATGGAGATAACAATGGAACAACGCAGTTTTGAAATTAGAGAAACCAATGTAGAAGCAAGAGAAGTCATAGGAAGAGCAGTTCCTTTTAATGACACTATTGATATTGGTGGGGGAGACAAGGAGCAGTTTGTAAGAGGCTCTGTTGACCTAAATTCTCATGTAAAACTATTTAGAGACCATAAAGAAATCATTGGCAAAGTAAATGCAATGGAAGAGAGAGAGGATGGTCTCTGGATTAAGGCAAAAATTAGTGCCACAAAACTTGGAGATGAAACTCTTGAGTTAGTTAAAGATGGTGCTATTCGCTCATTTTCTGTGGGCTTCATTCCTGTAGTGGATGAGAAGCAAGACAGAACAATCATTCGCAAGAAGGTCAATCTTAAGGAAGTCTCCTTGGTTGCATTCCCTGCTTATGAAAACGCCTCAGTGACTGAGGTTAGAGAAATCAAGGAGGAAACAAACAATATGGATACAACACTGACACCTGATTACTCTTCAGAAATCGCTGAAGTGCGTAATCATGCAGAAGAGTTGGAACGCCGCTTAGAAGTTCTTACAACTGAAAAAGCAGAAGTCCCAACAGTTCCACAATTCCGTTCATACGGAGAATATGTAAAGGCTGTGGCATCAGGAGATACTGAAGCACACAGAGCATTTGCAGACACATCAGGTGTTCTTGCAGATACAATTTTAAAGAATGCTTGGGTCAATGACACCATCCGCATTCTCAATATGGGTCGTCCTACATACAATGTATTTAGTTCAGCCCCACTTCCAGCAGATGGAATGACAATTGAATACCCACTTCTAAATTCTGATTCTTCAGCAATTGAAGAGCAGGTAGCAGAAGGTGATGAACTTACTTTTGGTAAGATTGATTTAACTTCAGCAACTGCACAAATCAAGACATATGGTGGTTACACAGCCATGACTCGTCAGTTAATTGAGCGTTCATCTGTTGCTTATGTAGATGCAGCATTTAGAGCAATGGCTGCTGCTTACGCTAAGAAGACAAACAATATTGTTAAGTCTGTACTTGGTGCAGCATCAACTTCAACTGCTTCAGTTGGAGCATGGACTGCTGATGCAATTATTGAAATGCTTGCTGATTCAGCAACAACAGTAAACAATGAAACAGGTAAGTCACTTGAATTCATTCTTTGCTCATCTGATGTATTCAAGCAACTTGCAAAGCAGATTGATGGCGTAAATCGCCCAATTGCTGCTGCTACAAATCCAATTAATGGTTTTGGTTCAATCAATCCAGTAGGACTAACAGGTTCAATTGCAGGTCTTCCAATCGTGGTAGACCCATCACTTGCTGGTGGTTCTCTTTACACAGGTGCCTCATCTGCTCTCACAACATATGAGTCTGCAGGTGCACCTTTCCGTCTAAATGATGGAGACATTACAAACCTCACACAGAAGTTCTCTGTTTATGGTTATTTGGCAGTTGCAGCACAGGACCCTAAAGCGATTGTGCGTGTTAGCAACCCATTGGATTAATTAGGGGTTAAAAATGGACTGGACTGACCTTAAGGCTTATGTAGGTGCTTCTGACTCAGATAATGAGTATGCAGAGGAATGCTGGGACACTGCTGTTGATTTGATTGCATCTTATGTGCAGTCAACAAAGGTGCCTGTACAAATCCTCAAGCGTTGCTACCTTGAGGTTGGTTCAGAACTATTTCATAGACGCTCTGCTCCATTGGGAATATCTCAATACTCTGCATATGACGGAGCACCAATACGCATAGCAAGAGACCCATTAGCAGGTGTCTACCCACTACTTAATCGTTACATGGTGAGGTTTGCATGATTGCTGAAATCAAAGAAGACATAGCGAATATCTTGAGGGAAGAACTTCAGAATGTTTATAAGTTCTCTCCTGCAAGACCTGTAGCACCTTGTGCAATTCTTGAAGCAGGTATCCCATTCATCAGTGTTAATGATGATGAATATGATGCAATTTATTCAACTAATTGGAGAGTCTTAGTACTCGTTCCAACAGCACAAAATGATGTTGAGACAACAACATTGGATTCTTTGTTAGATGGATTAGTTCCATTGATTTGGGCAAACACATCAGTTTCAAAATTGGATGTTGATAAGCCATTTCTTACAGAAGCAAATGGAGCAACATATTTAAGTACCAACATTAACATCACTATAGATTCACAAGGAGGACAGTAATGTCAAGATTAAAAGGTAAGAGCATTGTATTTAAGGTTGGTTCAACTGACTATGCAGGTTCTGTAAAGAATGTGGTCTTCTCTTCTGCTGTGGGTGAATTGGGTTTTGGCGATTATGCAGACTCACTTGATTACACATGCAAAGTAACAGGATTCCAAGATTTTGCAGCATCTTCACTATGGAACCAGTTGTTCACAAACCCAGGGGCAAGTCTTGAACTGACTTTTGCACCACATGGAAATCCAACTGCTTCAGCATCACAGCCACACTTCACAGCAACAGGATATGCAGAAACAGTTCCTGATATGGGTGGAGCAGCAGGAGAATATTTTACTTATGACCTAACCATCATTCTTGATGGTAAGCCAGTCAAAGTAGTTTCTTAATAGAGGTTGCAATGGCAGGGTACACAGTTTCAGTAAAAGGACTAAGAGAAGTAGTCAGAAGTTTTGAACAGTATGCAGGTGCAGTAGATGACTTGAAAGAGGCAAACGCTGCAATTGGTTCAAAGGTATCTAAGACTGCATCTGCCATTGCTCCCAAAAGAACAGGGGACCTTTCAAGAAGCATTAGAGCAAATCGTGCAAAGCAGAAGGTTCAAATCAAAGCAGGCGGAGCATCAGTTCCGTATGCAGGTCCAATTGAATATGGATGGGAAGCAAGGAATATCCAAGCAAAACCATTCTTAAGAAGAGCAGCATGGACTGAAAGAAATTATGTGAAAGAACAATATTCAGCAAACATCCAAGCAATTGGGCGTAAATATGTAGGAGGCAGGTAAATGGACATTAAGAGTTTAAAGATGAAGGACCTTGCAGAAGTAGAGAGACTCTCAGGTTTCAATATGGATGAATGGGAAACCTCACCAAAAGTTAAGTTAACAATGGCTATTGCCTATGTATCAGGTAAGAAAACAAACCCTGATTTAACTTGGGAGCAGATTGAAGACATGGGAATTGATGAACTTGAGGCATTAGGCAATTCAGTCCCAAAAGCGAATATCTCTTAGAACTAATGGGTGATTTCTGTGCACAAACAGGATTCACACCAAAACAGTTTTGGGAGTTAACGCAAGAAGAATATGAATGGATAGTTAGGGGGCTGAAGAAGAAAAATGGCTAATACGATTGTCGTAGATATCCTTGCAGATACAAGAAATCTTGTGCAGGGTGTTAAGCAAACTAACAGTTCCCTTGCAAGTATCAATGGACAGGTAAGTAAGGTTAATTCTGCCTTTGCAGGATTGGCTTCAATATTTGGTGCCAAGATTGGCATCTCATGGTTTAAAGATGCTATCCAAGGTGCAGAGGCAGATGAAAAGGCTTTTAAGCAGTTAGCAGACCTATATGGGAAAGATGTAGAAGGCATCATTACTCAGGTCAATGACATTTCTAAATCCTTCTATGTAGATGATGGAACAATTGCTCAGTATTTTGCTACTTTGAAGTCAGCGTTCTCATCTCAGTATGACCAGTTTGTACCTGATGTAGTTAGAGCATCAGAAGTCCTATCTCTACTCACAGGAAAGCCTGTAGAGGAAATTGTTACCACTTGGGCTAAGGCTCTAAGAGATGGAAAACTTACTGCACAGGAAGTACAAAAGTTAGGTATAGATTTAACATCAGAACAAGAGACGAAGTTCAACAGCCTAAAGACCACTGCTGAGAGATTGCAGTTTGTATTAGATTTAGTAAACAAGAAGCAAAAAGATGCTTTAGATAATATCCCTGCTTGGGACAAGATTAATTATTATGTGGGACAGTTTAAAGACTCTGTAGGTGAAAAGTTAATTCCAGTCATTGACAAATTGGTTGGATGGTTTGAAAAGTTAACTCCTACACAGCAGGAATGGCTAAAGGGGATAGCAACAGTTGTTGTTGTTATTACAGGTGCCCTTGCAATTATGGCTCCATTCCTATTTGGACTCTCTCAACTTATTATTGTGTTTAAAGAGTTGCAGATTGCAACTAAATTGGCTGCAGCAGCACAAGGACTACTCAACCTTGCTTACTCTCCATATCTTGTAGTCATACTTGCAGTCATTGCAGCAGGAGTCCTCCTATACAAGAACTGGGACACAGTTAAGGCTGCAGCACAGGCTTTATGGGACAAGATAAAACAGTTATGGCAATGGGTTAAGGACAATTGGCAAACTCTATTAGCCATTCTCACAGGTCCAATAGGTGCAGCAGTTCTATTGATTACTAAGAACTGGGACACCATTAAAACATCCATCTCCAATGTGTTTAGCAGTATTAGAAGTCTTTTTACAGGTTGGATATCAGAGTTCACCAATTTTGGACGGAACATAATTCAGGGACTCATCAATGGTATTACTGGAATGCTTAGTGGTGCTGTTAATGCAGTTAAGAATGTTGGTTCATCAATTAAGAATGTAATAACAGGACTATTTGGAATTAGGTCTCCTTCAACTGTATTTGCTGAATATGGCAAGAACATGATTCAAGGATTGGCTAATGGAATTGATATGTCCAGAAAGATTGCTGTTGCAAGCATGGACAACATGAGTAACTCCTTGCAACTCTCTTCATCTATGGGCAGTGGGTATGCATCTGCATCACCTGTAAACATCACCATTAACGCTGGACTTGGAACTGACCCTTACGAATTAGGCAGAGTCGTAACAGCAGCAATAAACAAGTATCAGGGTGTTAATGGCAGATGAAAATAGAAGATGAAATTGTTGTTGAACTTAGAACCAAGATAGATGGCTATTTCATCCTTGGCACAGATGCGTTAAGTGAGGCAGTTATAGCCACAGATGAACAGTTGGCAAATGACAATGAGTATGAATGGCAAAATATTACAGAGGGCATTCTTTCAATAGATATTAAAAGAGGAGTTGACTCCTATACAGGTGCTTACGCTCTACCTATTCCATCTGTTGGTGTAATGAACATTAGAACCACTAACAAGGCTTTAGACCCAAATGTAAATACCTTCATGGAGCCTAAAGCAAAGGTGAGATTACGCAGGGGAGAGGAAGTTATCTTCCAAGGTCGTATCAATAACCAATTTGTTGACTATAGAAGTGATAAAGACAAACCCCTTATTTCGTTTGATGTTATGGACCCTATTGGTGACTTACAACAGACCATGACAAAACTATCCAGTCTTGAGGCTAATCAGTCTGAGACTTGGGCTCAAAGAATTGAAACCATATTCACTAATGCAGGTAAACAAAACCTCACAAGGAATGTATATGGTGGAGGCAAGACTAAGCATGGGTATTGGCAGGATGGAAAGACTCTGTGGGAAGCCCTATCCCTTGCCTCTAATACTGAGGGTGCCTTTGTCTTCTTTGATAAGGATGGGGTGCTTAAGTGTTATGCCTCAGAAACAATTCCTACTACAGCAACACTTATGGAGTTCAACAATGAGGACTCAACTAAATTTGGATACAAGAACATATCTGTTGACTTTAATGTCCAGTCCACAATCAATGAAGTAGTAGCAAATAATTCATGGGGATTCATCTCCTATGAGTATGACCCTGAATTAATTGGGGATACATACGGCTCCTTTGTAACTACTACCAAGATTGAAACTAAGGCTTTAGAGCCTAAGAGAGTTCCTGCCCTCATAAATAGATATGGCACTCATGCCCTCAATACAGAAACCAACTTCAATCTTTCAGATGGTGAAGATGTTTATACCTTGTGGGCAAACAGAATTCTTAGCAAGTGGAAGACACCAAGAACACTGGTTAAGGAAATTGAATGGGATGCAAAGAAAGATTTATCTAAAGCATCCTCAGCAGAATTGTTGGACCAAGTGAAAGTACATCACAGGACACCAACATTTACCTTTGATGACTTGCTTAGTGTTATTGGTATCCATCATTCCATCTCTGCTCAAGACAATACATGGAAGGTAAAATTTATATTGTTTCCAAGGAGTAGATTTATATGACAATTAGATATATAGATTTTGCTGATGGAACTGTTTTAACTGCAGAACAATTGCTGACACTTCAGGACAATGGTGTTGTACAAGTTGATTCATATGCAGAACTAACAGGTTTAGCAACATCAGTGAACGCAGCATATGTAGAAGGTGACCACGCCTTCTATATTAAGAAAGCAGATAATTCATGGGGTTCAGTAGGTGGACTTGCAGTTGTTCAAGCAGCAGCACCTTCAGCCCCACAGGTGGGACAGATTTGGTTTGATACTGATGCCATTCTTCCTAATCCTGTTAAGTATTCATATGAGGGTTCAGAGACAGTTTCTAATACCTCTACCTATCAAGCCCTCTCAAATTTGGCAGGGCAGACAGTAAGTCTCACAGAACCAGCATGGGTACACATCTCTTATGGAGTGGTAGAACCAATAGGAGATAACACTGCAGGTATCAACTATGGAGTCCAGTTATCAGGAGCAACCACAAGGGCAGTAGGAGCAGCAGATGCTTGTACTTCTTTTGTGTCAGGTAAGAACTCTGTATCTAACGACTTCTACGCCATCTTTAACGCAGGGGACACAGTAGTTACGCCTGTAGCAAGAAAGACAGGCTCAGGAACAGTATCTGTTGTAAATCCATATATGACTATTGCACCAATTAGGTGGTCATAAGTAGATGTACAAGGTTTGGGATGGTTTGGAATGGAACAGTGTTAAGGCTCTAAAGGTCTGGAATGGTTCATCTTGGGTAAGAAATCTTAAGTTCAAGGTAAGAACCAGCACTGCATGGCAACCTGTCTCAACTTCAGATGTTGATGATTCAAAGATAGTTAAGTGGTCAGTAGAGGCTCCAACGCCTCCACCACCACCTCCACCTGTAACTCACATTGTTCCTAATCTGAATTTAAAGACAATTGCAGAAGTCACTTCCACCCTGACCCCTCTTAATTTTGGTTACACAATTGCAGGATATGAAGTTACTTCTGTATTGGCTAATGATGACAAGGTAGTAGTTGACTCACAGGTTCCTGCAGCAGGGGAGTCTCTTGCAGAAGGAAGCAATGTTTCTATCAAGATATATAACTTTGTTCAACCAACAACCACAGTTCCTAATTTAAACAATCTCTTAAAGTCTGCAGCAGATACAGCAATCACGAATGCAAATCTCGTAGTAGGAACTCCACTTAATACAGTAGAAACTTATGACACCAATCTAATTGGCAAGGTAGTTGTAGATTCTCAATACCCTGCAGCAGGACAGACTGTAGATACACAAACATCCGTTATCTATGACTATTACATTCAGAAGGCATTTACCAATGTGCCTCAGTTAGTAGGTCTTGCAGAGTCAGATATCTATACAGTTCTATCAAATGCACAACTTCAAGCAGGTACAAGAACCACTGAAGAGACAACAAATACAGCACTTGAATACAAGATTAAGTCTCAAAGCCCCGCAGTTGATACTCAGGCACAGGTAGATTCAACTGTTGATTATGTAGTTTATGTACCAAATACAACTACTACTGTTCCAAATATCGTGGGGCAGACCATTAATCAGGCTATTGCTACCTTAGATGCAGCAGAACTAAACCTTGGTAGTCAGATATCTACAGTAGAAACCTATGTTCAATCTGAAGAAGGAACGATTGCCTCACAGACTCCAACTGCAAATACAGCAAATGTGGCTGTAGACAGTTATGTAAATTATGTAATTAAGGTAGCCAATACAAAGACTTATGTTCCAAATATCGTTGGATACACACCTCTCCAAGCAGACAGCATCTTGGATACAGCAGAACTAAATCTTGGGGCAGTTTTAGATGGTGGTGTAAATGATGAGACCACAGATGTAAATCTCGTTGGGAAGATAAGAGCACAGTCTCCTGCAGCAAATCCTTCATATACAGCAGTTAGTGTGAACTCATCTGTTTCTTATTACTTATGGAAAGAGAAGCCTAAATACACAGTTCCAAATATCGTAGGTCTGTCACCCTCTTCAGGTGCAATTAATACCTACTTCACATGGGGTAGCAATACTCTAACCAATACAGGAACAACTAATACTTCATTATTTGGATTAGTGGCAACACAATCACCTGCTGCAAATACTCAGCAGTATCCAAGTTCTATTTCTTATGGTGTTTACTACGATTCAAGAGCAACTGTTCCAAATGTAGTTGGACAAGCAGAGGCAACTGCTAAAACTAATATTTCAAATGTAGGATTAAATTATTCTGTTACATATCAAAACCAAACTTACAATGGACA